GGCTTGGAGGCCGAGTCAAGGATAACAAGGGGGTGGACATCTATTTCGGGTGCTTTTCGCATGCCGAGTATGTCTCGCTTTACCTTTTGTCAATTGGTTCACCAAATTTGTCGCGCTACGGCCCTCCTGTACGCGACCTGTAAGCTCCAGCAGTTAAGTGGGCCCCGCTCTGGGTGAAGAGCCTCCGGTTGATGGTCCCGTAGACCACATCCCCCACATATCGCAGACAATAGTTATTTCTCAACAACCGATCAAGATATGTGTCTTTCGCCCGCTTTCCCTGTTGCCTCCGGGCGACGAAAGAGTAGAAAAGCTGGATCTTCGCGGCGTCAATGCCGCGCCTACTCCTCCCGCACGTATTCGTACGTACGGAAATCCCTCGACTGGTGGTCCTCCATCTTCGAGCTCCCCGAAGTCCCGTTTATCGACCCAGCAGGTTCCCCCTGCATGGAGATTCACCGGGCTGTCAAATCTCTCCTCGCTGCGTGTCCCTCTGAGGACCAGCGAGAGATCATGGCTTTCCAATCGATAAAAAAAGGATTGCCTGACTCATGCCCTTGCATGGAGAAAGAGCTCTTGGATGGCCTTGTGGCCAACATCGTCGGGGGGCGCCCCCCCGTTCTTCCCAACAGTTACCTCGCTTTTGTCAAGAAGCAGGTCCGATCCCTCTTTCCTAAGGGATGGGACTCTGATTACGAGGGATACTGTCGGAGGTTCGCTCCCCCTCTGAAGGGTGTTCTTGAAGCTGGTCGGTCTGGCGGTGGTTCTCTCGGCGTTCTTCGGAACAGGCACGAGCTTGACCACTCCGATTTCCTTGAGGTCGCACTCATGGGAAGACCTTTTCGTCAGCCTCTTGGCAGATTGAACGCTGCCCTTCAGATAACCATGTCGGCTGGTAAGCCGCGCCCCCTCACCACTTTCTCGTCAGATGGCGCCTTCTTGCGCCCTCTCCATAAGACGATCTACAATCGTCTGTCAAAGCAGAAGTGGTTGAGTCGAGGGGACGTAACCTCCGACTCACTCCGCCGTGCTGGGTTCAGAGAGAACCTCGGCGGCCTTCTTACTTCCGGGGACTACGCCAGTGCCACTGATAACCTTTCGATCGAGGTTATGGAGTGTGCCATCGAAGCGATGCTTGAAAATGCCGCGGTTGTTCCTCCGAACATCCGCGAGTTCGCCAAGAGTGCGTGTCGTCCCTTCCTCTACCGCTCCCGCGAGGAGTGGGTCGAGGACCTCCTGCTCGAGACCGGCTCATCGGTCGGCGTTCCGCGTAAGGGCCAGATGATGGGTAGCTACCTCAGCTTCCCACTTCTGTGCTTGCAAAACTACCTCGCGTTTCGCTGGTCGACTCGATCTGTCAAAGAGAAGATTCCCGTTCTTATCAACGGTGATGATATCCTCTTTCAGTCGTCCGAGTCCGTCTCCCAGGTGTGGATGGAGACAGTTGGCCGCCTTGGACTCGTCGTTGAACGGACCAAGACGTCTGTAGCACCTGACTACGGTACCCTGAACTCCACTCTCTTTGAGTGGAAGGACGGGGAGCTTGTAGTCGTGCCCACGTTGCGGTTCGGGATGCTGCGCCCGGCGGAATACCCTGGATCACTCGGAAAATCTTTCTCCGATTTTGTGAAGG